CTCATATCCAACTGGAACAATAAGCTTTCTTGGAGTGATGTAGATCGGCTCGCCAAACTGATCAGTCTGCTTCTGCATCTGCAGGATGATTTCCTGGATAGATGCCTGTGTAGGCTTGGAACCTGTACCGATCAGATTCTTGTGAGCTGTAGAGAAAAGCGGTGTTCCATCAAAGATTGTGCTGTTGTTGAACAGGATGGAATACACCTGCTTATCAATGGTCTTCTTTGCTGCAGTAGCATACAGCCCCGGCACCCTTGTCAGGAATCCGATATCATCGTTGATAAATGCCTGACGGGTCATTGAGAACTGCTTACCGTATGTCTTCAGTTTCCTCTGAGGCATAAGCTCAGTCCTGGGCATATCTGGTTTGATCTCGCCATTCTCCGGAACCTCCAGGAAGTCTCCAACACCACCGATCACGTACTCATGATCTGCAGTCTCTTTGAAGTCCGGAAGCGTGCCCTTTGTGGTGATCTCCTGGAATGTAGTCGGTACATGGTTGTACAGCTCTACAATAGATTTTCTGATCGTTTGATCCATGATTGCCGGGAAGGTAGCGGACGGATTATAGAACTGTCTGCACAGGTCTCCATAAATCTCATCACTGGACTTCCTGAGCAGCCCATTAGCTGACTGGCCGTCACGAATGAGACATTCAATAGCCAGATCTCTTAAAGAGATAGCCCTGAACTCCTGTGCTCCGTCTGAAGGATTAGCTACAGAAACCCCTGATCTCATCATCAGGCCGTCTGTAACTGCCCTTCTGAACTTATCGTCCTCATCCCGTGTTACTGAAACTCCGGAGCTGATCGGAGCATTGCTTGTCATGAGCTGTTCCATAACAGCTGCACGGACCGCATCCACGGATGAACCGTTGTCAATATAGCTTCTGGAGTCAATACCGAAATGACTGCACATATCTTCGATAGCACGGATCCTTTCTCTCTCCAGTCTTCTTTCATTGGCGGCGTTAAGCTGACGGGATGCATTCTCGTTGTCATCTCCCTCATCTCCTTCGCCGTCTTCACCTTCTTCGCCATCATCGCCATTGTTTGCACGGGACTGATTAGCGTGGCCAGCGACCGCCGCTGCCCGAGCTGCATCAATGGCATCAATGGACCGCTGCAGAGAATCAAACTCATTACGTTCATCCTCTGTCATTGCCCGGTGCTCAGATCTGGCTAATGCAAGCAGCTCGTTCTGACGGGCAAGCATCTGTTCTCTACTCATTGCATTGTCCTCCTTGTCAATGATGTATTTTGGTTATATTGAAGTTGCCTTGCATAAGTCTCCAGCATGGCAGCATCCTTGCTGTCTTCTGCGGAGCGTCCTACGCCCACTGTCGGATCAGCCGGAACAGATACAATGCTCACCTCGTAGGGTGCCCACTTCCTTGCGATGGAGCACGGACCTGTATACTTGCCATCTCCTGACTGTTTGTTTGGCAGTACTTCCTCCCAGGAATCTACGATGTAGCCCACGGATACGCCTTTCAGCGTGCCGGACTGCACCTTTTGAAATATGACCTCGGACTTTTCGTCCGGGTCAAAGGTGACTTCGGCTATGCCTCTGCCACCCTCTATCCACGCTCTTTCTATCTTTCCGATGACCTCATCCCGGTCATGGTTGTAGAGCAGTACTCCAATGTCATTAAGCCGGGAAAGATCCACGGCTTCATCGGAGTGATCTAATATCTCGGTGCCGAACCATCTGTCATATGGCTCTTCCGAGGAAAAAGAGAGGCGGAATGTCCTTTCCCTGCCTTCTACTGCCCGGATGGAACAGCTAACGCCTTCTCTTGTCATTTCCTTCTTCGTCATCGGGCCGTTCTTCTCCATCGTCCTCAGGAGCTTCCCCGCCTTCTTCCGGTGTGAGATCGGATGCATTATCCTCAACCTCCTCTGTAAGCTTTCCGTCAAAAATTACGGAATTGAAATTACCTAAGCCGATGTTTTCGGCATAGTTCTGCACTTCTGCTATATCATCAATCTGCGATCTCCAATCTACGCCATTCTCAGCGCAGATCTGCTTATATGTCTTAACGCCTGCGTTAAGTGCAACCACCATTGCACCGGCCTCTTTTGCCGGGTCGATCCACTTCTTGGGCGGCTGGATCCACTCATGTGACAGATAATCATCTTTCTTATCCCAGAAGTCCCGGACTGTGATCAGTCCGGATACCCAACAGGAGATCACGAAAGTCTCATAAATCTCATCCAGGAGCGACATCACCAGTTCCTTTTCTTCCTGGAATGTCATCTCGTCCTCAATGGCTCCCTGTCTGGCGGATGCGTAAGTGGTCTCACTCATGTCCCGGCTGGTGGCTTCGTAGGAAATCCCCTGCCCTGCACCAACAAGCCTCTGCTGAAGCTTCACGAAGGACGTAGCGTCTGCCGACTGACCAGTGGGATTTACCACCTCAATATCGTCGCCGGCATTCAGCTCCCTGATCATACCGGGCGTCAGAGTCTTGCCATCATAAGAGAACCGGCCATCCGGGCCGACTGCAGTTCCAGCCCTTCCAAGAGTGCCGGATACAGGTAGCTGCTTTTTGATGAATACTGACAGGCAGGCCTCAATCCTCTGCTTAACCGATACCGCATTCATGAATTCGTTGACATCCCTGATTCTTGTCGCAGTATGCGCCATATCACTCATCTCACGGATTTGTGAAGGCCTTTTCTTGGAATAGAAAAAGATTACGTCATTGGCCTTAACATACTTGGTGTCGGCGATGGTGAAGCCGTCTATGGTGTATTGCTTTATCCAGTAGCCGGTAGGACGGTTATACTCGTTGTACTCGATGCCTCCAACTACCCTGTTCCTGCTGTCTTTTGGGATGACCTGCGTATTATCCAGTTCATCCACCTCAATCATCTGGAGGGAGAACGGGATCATGCCATCTTTTGTGTATCTTTTTACAAACAGAACACCGCCATCTACTTTTTTACGGACAACAGCCATCCTAAGCATCTGGTTTAAGCTCTGCTGGCCGGTAACATCGCAGTTTCTTGCCTTACACCATCTTCTCCAAAGCTTCTCCAGCTCCTTATTCAGATCTTCGTTCTCTGTCTTTGCCTGTATCTGGAATCCGCTGCCGATCACGTTGCGCTTATAGGCACCAAGGACAGAGTTCATAATGTCGGAATTGCGTTCCAGGTCTCTTGCCCTGGCACGTACCTGCTCCCGGCTGTACCGGTCTGTCACCTCGGCCGAATCGTTCGTAACCCGCCAGTGGGAATTGACACGTCCAAAATTACCCGCATCGTAATTTCTCAGCTCCTCACAGGCGTTTCTCCAGGCCATGCGCCTTGCCCCGGCCTCCGGGCTGAAAAATGTGATCAAATTATCTAACCAACTCATAGTGCACCACCTAGCGGGAATCAAATACAGCTACATATGTATCGTCAAACAGGCCGGTGCTGTTTTCTGCGACCAGCTCCGCCTGCAGTTCTTTTCTTTCCTGCAGGAGCTGCGAATACTCGGCCCTTGTAAGCTTCCTGGAACCGATGGTATAGCTCTGTCCACCGTTTCTGATCGCAGACAGCGCGGCGTCAACTTCCGCAAGCCGCTCCCTTGTGGTTAATATTTCGGCCATAACTGCACCTCCTAAATCCATGACCCTTCGTTCGTCCTGATCCAGGCCTCCTCGGGGCTTTCCTTTTCTGGTTCCGGCCTCTGTGTTTTCTCTTCCTGCTGCTCTTCGTCCATCAGATGCATAGATCTGACTCCAAGGATATCGGCAGCAGCAAAAGCATAGACTTCTGTGTCCAGCAGGTGGTTGTCTGTGTGGCTGGCTTTGAGTTCCCAAACCTCGACTAACCGGTCGCCCTTCTTGACCTGCACCTTATGCTCAGCTGTCACCTGCTTTGCATATGCCATGTCACACCCCCGGTATACCATCCATGCTCCTCGTCCATTCTTTTTCTTCATCCTGGCGGCGATCATATCCTTGTACTTTCCACCATCAACCACACACAGGTTCATACCATATGCCCGGCTGTCTGTCTTATTGATCTTGGACAGGTGAAAGTGCTCCATCATGACCCGGCTGGAACCCTTAACGGGCAGTGCCCAGTCACTGTTGGACGCACAGAAATCATAGACAGCATCTGTATCAAAGCCTGAGTCAATCAGGCAGAGGGACACAACAAGCTGCGTACCATCTTCCTTCTGGTATCCATAGTTCATCACCCGTTCGATATCTGCCCAGCTCATTGCCTGACCATGGCAGATGTTCTGGCTTGTGATATAGTTCCCCCAGGCCCTGATAGTCCAGTAGATGCTTGTCTCCTGCACATCAACGCCTCCAGTTAGGAATTTGGCCCATGAAGGTACGATAAATTCTTCCAGCTCTGTCTGTCTTTCCATGACTACATCGGCAGAGGTGGTCAACCTTTCCTGCTCCCACGGCTCTGCCAGCCATGAATTGACAAAGTTCTGCAACCTCTCGTTATCGCCCTGGCTGTTGATCCACTCCAGGGCGATTTCCGAGAAGCGAACGAAAGGAGAATATAATACAGAAATCCAATAACCGATCTTTCTTCTGGCGGAATTGTTTTCTTTGGCAATCCGCCATTCACCGGCCTTTAGCATCTCTGCTTTATGCTGGTCCGTAATGACGGATCCGCATTCCTGACAGACATAAACAGCCTGATCAGCCCTGTCGGATGCCGTCATGCCTTCCTCCTTCTTTGGGAATTTGAGGTTGGCAAAGACCAGCTCTATCAGATCCCCGCAATGCGGACAGGGCACAAAGTAATGCTTTTCCACATCACAATCCAGAAGGTTCTTCCAGATGTGCCCGCTCTTGATTGTCGGGGTCGATGTCATATAAATCTTTCTGTTGGCAAAGGTTTTTGTCCTCTCCTTTGCCAGTGAGATCGGGTCAGCTTCTTTCTTCGAAGCTCCAGGGTACTTGTCCACCTCATCCAGGAAGAGGTACTTGATCGCTCTTGACGCCAGGGAAGACGGGCTGTTTGCTCCCGATATCGTGAGGTACATTCCGTCGAACTGCATTTCAGCTTTTTGAGACCGCAGCTCATAAAACCGCTCCCTGAGTGACGGGGAGGCCTTTAGCATTGGCTTGATCCGGTTCTCAGATATGGATTCTCCAAGCTTATCAGACGGATACACCACCATAGATGGTGCAGCGTCCTGCTGGATGATATATCCAAGCATATTCAGCTCTGCTTCCGTGCCACCTACCTGCGTGCATTTGCAGAAGACAATCTCTTCAGTCTCATAGTTGTTAAGCTCGTCCATGATCTCCGTAAGATAAGGCGTCTTGTCATTTCTCCAGGGGCCGGGCATAGCCGCTGTCTTGGCATCGAGCATCCGGTATTTTTGTGCCCATTCTGAAACCGTGATGTCTTCCGGAGGCTTAAGCTGCCTTAATGCATCGACGATATAAAAGGCAGTATCATATTTTTTGCGCCACTTACGAGTCTTTCTGCTCACTTAATATCCCTTTCACATCTCTTGGCGCGGCAATACCGGCAACCGAAAAGGAATTCAGAAGCTCCGCCAGTTCTCTTGAAAGCTCTTTTTCAATCCGCCTCTGCTCCAGCGGGTCCAATGACCCTGAAAGCATACCGCCTATCCTGGCGGGAAGTGACATGACGAATTTTTTAAAGACTACAAAGAACTTGGCATAGTCAAGCTTAACTTCCTCCACCGAGATATAATCACCTGCGGCAATGGCCGTCTTAAGCCGGTGCAGTTCCCCCTGGGACTCACGCAAGGCGATGTCCGCCTCAAGCTTCTGCTGTTTCAGTTCGATCTCTTTGTCGGTCCGATTACCCCGTCTCATCTTGTCCTGGAGGCTGGTCACATAAGCATGGACAGTAGGAAACAGATCGTAACGTCTGACCTGATGCCCATCCACCTTCATGACCTGTGCGGTGATTACGCCGTCGGAAACCAGCTGCTGGATGCGACGATCAGACAGGCCAAACAGGTTGGCAAGCTCTTTAGTTGATAACAGTTGTTGTTCGTCTGCCATTGTCTTTGCCTCCTCCATCGTA